CCTGACAAAGGACGGCGCCCGGCTCTTTGGGCCCGGGACTGAGACTTTACCGCGAATCCGGCAGCAGCACCAGTGAGGACCCGTATATTGTTCCCGGAGACCCTCGGCCCCGACCGGGGAAGAAGCAAAATTTGACCGACTGAAACGATTGACGGCACCATTTGGTTTGTGATCGACCTCCCCTGATCATCAGATCATCACGCCGGGGGCGCACAAAACAAAAGGGGTTACGCCGACGGCGTAACCCCTTGTTTCTGTCATGGTGCGCGATGCAAGATTCGAACTTGCGACCTTTGGCTTCGGAGGCGACATTCGGGCAAACTCTTATACTGCCCGCCGTTGCCGCATGTTGCCTGAAACAAGCCGTTATCCCTTGACTTTACACACCCTTGCGCTGTATTGTCCTGCCTTATGCTGACGATTGCCGAACGTCGAAGCCGAGGCGTTCGGCACACACCAGGGCACACATTTTATGAAGTTCACAGACCGCTACATCGACAAGCTCAAGCCGAGGGAAAAGCGCTTTGAGATTCTGGAGGCAAGCGGCTTCACCCTCACCGTCTACCCCTCCGGGGTCAAGACCTTCTTTTACGTCTACAAATCCGGCGGGAAGAACAAGCGGCTCAAGCTGGGGCGCTATCCCCACTGTTCCCTCTCCGAGGCCCGCAAGCGGCATCGGGAGGCGCTGGATCAGCGGCACGAGGGGGAGGACCCCGCCGAGGAGAAGAGGCGACGCCGGCAGGAAACCCTCTGCGCCCCCACTGTGGAGGAGTTAGCCGACGCCTACGTCGAGCGGCACGCCCGCCCGAACAAGAAAAGCTGGGAAAAGGATCGCTATATCCTGGACAAGGACGTGATCCCAGCTTGGGGGACGAGAAAGGCTTCCGAGATCCGCAAGCGCGACGTGATCCTGCTGCTGGAGAAGATTGTCGAGCGGGGCTCCCCCAATCAGAGCGGCCAGGTTCTCAAGATCGTGCGGAGGATGTTCAACTTCGCCGTGGAGCGCGACATACTGGAGTCGTCCCCCTGTTTCATGGTCAGGCCCATAGCTCCCAGTATTACCAAGGATCGGGCGCTGTCGAAAGAGGAGATCGCGGCGTTCTGGAGCGTCCTCGATGTCACCAGGATGGCCGAGGAGATGAAGCGGGGGCTGCGGCTCATCCTGGTCACCGGGCAGCGCCCGGGAGAGGTCTTCGGGATGCACCGCCGCGAGATCAGAGGGAACTGGTGGACGATCCCCGCCGAGAGGGCCAAGAACAAGCGGGAGCACAGTGTCTGGCTCTCACCCTTGGCGCTGGATCTGATCGGCGCCAAGAAAGGTTATATTTTGGGGGAGATGCAGAAGGATGCCCCGGCCCGGGCCGTGCGGCGTTTGGTGACCCCCCAGGGGAGGGAAAAGGCGATCCGACTCAAGATCCCGCCCTTCACGCCGCACGACCTGCGAAGGACCTGCGCCACCCACCTGGGAGGGCTGGGGTATTCTAACGAACAGATCGGACGGCTCCTGAACCATGTGGAAGGAACGGTGACGGCCGTCTATAACCGTCACCGCTACGAGGATCTGATAAAAGAGATGGCGCTGGCCTGGGAGGAGAGACTGAGCGAAATCCTCCGGAAGGGATAGGTTAAGCCCCCTTCTTCTTGCTCATCCTCCGGATTCCGTACCACCACAGCAGCGTCGTCTCGGCCATGCCGACGATGGAGAACACCACTTCCCTGTAAAGAGTGGCGACTTCATTCAAACTGAATATCTCCACCGAGGCGTTGGTCAATTTCCAGGCGCTCCAGGAGAAGATCACTGCCACGAGAACCTGATACCAGACGGTGGACAGGGGGCGGATCGCCTTGGAAACGACCTCGACGGCCACGATCCAGTTGAGCTGTTTCGGTGTCAACTCGGCGTCGCCCGGCAGGAGCTTGTCGTTGTTGAACCGGTAGGACTCGTCGAACGTTTTCTGCTCGGCCTCTCCCTGCCGTATCCGGCCCTCGACCGTGGTCTTCTGGATGGCCAGAGACGCTTCTTTTTCCATGACCGCCAGGTCGTGGACCCGCTCCTTTTGCCGCTCCTCGGCCTTGAGCTTATCCTGCTTGTGCTCGGCAAACTTCTCCATCCCGCTGCCGATCAGCCCGAACAGTGGCCCCGCGATCAACTGCCAAACCATAACGCCTCCTCTGTCTCATCTTCGACCAACAGCCGGAAAGGGCGCCCGGCCAGGCGGTCCATAAGCTGGCGGACGACGGGCCTGCTGACCATCACGGCCTGTTGCCCCTCGATCTCGCCGAAATACTTGCCCAGAAGGATGCACCCCTCCACGTGGGTGCGGTATCCCAGGCTCACATCCCCTGCGAAGTTTCCCGCATGAAAAAGGATGTAGGAGCGACCGGGAACATTCCTGACTTCGTAGATCTTCCCGAACCGGGGACTTTCCCTTACGGCCACATCGTATTCGCCGCAAGGAATGCAAGAGACGTTCGGGCGGTTGCCCCGCCAGGGCAGCTCCATCGTGTTGCAGAAAACTCCGTCGGGCAGAATCAGCACGCCCTTCGTCCCCTGGTCCCCGTGCCGCAGCCGTCTCAGACCGACTCTCACCATTGCTACGCTCCAATGGCTTTCAGTGAATGCCCGGGGTCGATCCGATCGAGGAGCGCGTCGACGGCCGCCGCCAGGGGGTACCGCAGAAAGGGAATGCGCACGTCAATGAGCCGGGCGCGGACCTCCCAGTGTAGATATTTGTATGGCAGGGGGATCTTGGTCAAAGGGGTCGTCACTTCGGCCTCCGTCACCACACCGCGGCGCAGCGCGATCTTGATCCGCATCATCCCCAGACGGTGGGAGATGGTCCTGTCCACGTCCGCGCCCGGGACGAGCACCCCGACGAACTGGTCCAGACCGATCAGCAGCCCCAGCCAGTAAGGGATGCGCTTTCCGTTGTGCAGAGCATAGAATTTCACGCCGTCGCCTCCCTCTTGACGTAGGGGATCACCCGCGGCTCCAGGACAGCGCCGCCAATACCAGCGAGGCCAGAGCGGCGAAAACCGGAATCGACTTGAACCAGGGTACGGTGTCGGCCTTGCCGGCGATTTTTGTATCCAGATCCCGGTCGTGACTGAAGAGCATTTCGAGGAGCCGCCGGTCCTCTTCCTGATCGCGCCGCAGGGAAACCAGCTGTTCGCCCTGCCGGGCCAGCGTTTCCATGACCGTCGTCTGTCGGTCCAGGTGCCGCTCGATCTTCTCGAACGTCTTCTCGTAACGCTCGTTGACCACCCTTTGCGCATTCCAGGCGTCCGTCTTCACACAGGCCCCCTGCGTCATGCAACCTCCCTTTTATAAATTCACTATGATCATGAACAGATCTACCGCAACATTCAGCGGAATTACAATAAAAAATGCCGGGTCCCGCAGCTTCCGATCCGCCCGGCGCGAATCCTTATGACGCATCGGCGGGGTTGCTATCGCCGTTTAGCCGCTGTCGCTGTCCCCTTTTGGCCCCGCGGTCAAGGAACATCCCGCCCGTATCGCACGGTTTTGTTTAACGTCGCACAGGCGTCGCGACGGTTTCCGCTGCCCTCCCCTCACCCGGATTCTACGGGAGGCCCTTCGCCGTGGTGCGTTCCGGTTCCTAGCCCACGATCTACTCCAATTCACCGGGGGGATTTCTCCCGCAGCAGAAAACGTTTATTCTTGCCGCCGTAGCTGTTGCCGGTACAGCAGTTCACGGCGGTCCGGCTTCCACCTCAGCGCCCGGATCAGGGTGCCGCCGTTCAGGTCGGGCACCAGCACGCCGCCCGGCGCTTCCCGGAGGTCGCGCTTGAATTCGCGGATCGCCTCCATCGCCTCCTGGCGCTCCTCCTGCGTGTCCGCGATCCGCCAGCGGGCCAGCACGTCCGCCTTGCGGTTGGTCCAGTGCTGCCGAGCCCGGACGGTGTCCCACCGCGCCTCCGATTCCTTCGACGGCCGAAGAGGCATGAAGCCGAAGGCCCGGATGACCCCTTCGCCGGCGGTATATCTCTCTTGTTTTCCGTCGCCGCCGAAGACCGGCCCCCCGCTCATGGTCGTCGCCCCGTCGGTGGCGTTGCGCACGCCGCGCAGAGCGTTGGCGATGAACTGGGGCGATACGTATTCCGCCGCCCGCCAGAAATCCCCCTTGCCGGCCGCATCCATCCCGTAGACTACCTTCTGCGCCATCCCGCCCCAGACCCCCGTCACCCGCTCGGCCATGCTCTCGTCCTCGGCCGAGAACCAGGGGACATTCACCGCAAGCGCCCGGCTGAAGTTCACCCCGCCGAGCGCCGGAGCCCCGTGCAGCACGAAGTCCGCGATCTGGTCGCCGAAGTCGGTGTAGTTTCCGGCGGTTTCCCTTAACCACTTCTCCAGCATCCGCAAGGGGCGCTCGCCGAAGATCCGGCGATACCACTTGTCCAGGTCGTCGCCGAAGGGGACGGCCGCCAACCCGCCGAAGAGCACCAGGGCGGTGAGCGAGCGCGCCACCACGGCGAACTCCTTATTTTGGAGACTGGTGAACATCCCCAGTAGATAGTTGTGAGGGTAGCTCTGGAAGGTGTACAGGGTGCGCCCAATCGGCCCCAGCTTGCGCAGCAGAGCAGGGATGTTTTCCTTGCCGATAACGAAATGCACGTCGTCGGAAAACTTCATCGCCTTCTCCAGCGCCGCCTCTTTACTCAACCCCTCGGCCCGGGCCACGCGAAACATGGCCAGCAGGGCCGGTTCGCGGTTCCAGTAGGTCTCCACCATCTGGAAGGGCATCATCGACTTCTCCGTCAGCCAGCGCACGGCCGACTGCCCCTTCCCCATCACCCCGCCGGTGTCGTCCAGCCCACTCATGGACCGCACGTAGTTGGCGCTGGTGCGACCTTTGCGCGATCCCTCTTCCAGAGCCCATCTCTCCTCCTCGGTGAGAATGCTTTCCTTGCCGGCCTTGATGAGCAGGTGGTCCTTGACCACATCGTGCTGCGCCTTGAGCAGCTTGCGGGTGGCTCCCTTGGTGTGTTTCGAAAGTACCGCCTGCCCCCAGATGTAGTTCTGAGTCCCGTTGAGCGCCGCCGAACTTATCTTAAACCCCAAAAACATCAGGGCCGCGAAGGAGCGCAGGGTCCCCAGCACCTGGTCGACGTAGGTGGCATTTTTCAGCGCGTCGTCCACGTAGTGTTTCACCCAGATCTTATCCTCGCCCTGATCGGCAGGAATCTCCCCCATCACCTTGTTTGCCCGCATGGCGAACTCGGCCTTAGAGAGGTATCCCGCCATGCCGCCAACAAACTGGGAGATGATCGCCGGGGTGTTCTCCGTCTCGTACCCCTCGATCAGATCTTTAGACCGGTGCATCTTGTGTTTGCCAAATCCTCGGACGCTGATCTCCTCGTGCAGGATTTCCAGCATCTGGTTCTGCAGCCCCAGCGGGTTATCGATACGCCCTGCGGCGTTCAGCTCCTCCACGATTTTGGAGAACAGGGCCTCGATTGAGCGGTGGCTTCCGAGCCCCATGAAGATCTCTTCCGGAGTGGCCCTGTTCTTCTCCACTCTCACCTCGTAGGCGGCCCCCTCCCTGTAACGCCGCGGGATGAACTCCCTGAGGCGGTTTTTCCCTAATGCGTCGTCGATATCCGCCTTCAGCCAGTTGGCCCCGCCCTTCGTTTTGGCAGGCCGCATAAAGACCTCGGCGAGCTCTCCGGTCTCGGTGTCGACCTCGTAGACCTTGACGTGCCACCGCCCGTCCTTGCGCAGGCGCGGCAGATAACCTTTCAGTTTCCCCCAGTCGGCTTTCAGCTCGGCAAGACGGCTGTCGTACTCCTGTACGCCCTTGTAGGCGTTGAACAGCTCCAGCTTTTGCATCATGGGGTGGTCTTCTCTTTTTTCCAGAAGCTCCACGAGCGTCTTGTACCACTGGGCCTTCAGGTGCTTCTCGGCGGTGGTGATCTTCTTGTCGCCAAGCTGCTTTCTCACTTCTCTGAATGCCTCGACGAGGTCCCAGCTCTTATAGTAGTCGTTTTCCACCTGGGCGGCGGACACACCCCTCTCGATCAGCTGCCGCAGAAGCGTACTCCATGCCTGCGTGTTGTAGGGTTTAATCAGAACGTCGAGCCTCTTTCTGCTCGACTGGATACCCAGGTAGGCGGCGATGGCCTCCTGGTTAATGCCGAGTCGGCGCTTCACTTCGTCGGCCGAGAGCCCCTCGTCCAGCAGATCGATCAGCTCCTGGTAGTACTCCTGCCCTTCATGGGGGAGCAGACGCAGCCGCCCCAGGCGGTCGAAGAGCACCTCCGTCGCTTTGGCGATGGTTTGCCTGGCAGCGAAATACGCCTTCTTCACCACCTCCGCCACAGTCCGACCCAGTGGGTTGTCCGTGCCGTCCAGCTGCTCCTCGGTGTACTCGACGCTCTTCTCGTCGCCCACCACCAGGATCTTGTCGATATCCCCCTTCTCGTCCTTCTTCGCCCTGCCGTGGTGGTCGCGAAAGCCCTCCAGCCCCTCGTAATCGCCATCCGTCGACATAATGTCGACCTTCATCTCGTTGGCGTTGTCACTGCGCTTCAGGGACAGGTCGTAAACGTCCGTGCGGGGCTTCGACTTCTTGCTGTCGTAATGGGGGTTGGAGAGCACGCTGGCGAAGCCGGTCTTTAACTCCGGCGGCAGCCAGTCGGAGAAGGATTCAAAGACCATCTTCATTCGCTTCGCAGTGAGCTTGCCGGCAAAAACCTTTGTCGCCTCGGTTCTATCCCGGACGCTCTGGACTATTGAGAACTTGAAGTCCTCCCCGTCCGTCTCGGCCCGCGTCCCCCCCACCGCCTTCATGATCAGCTCGTCCGAAATCCCCGCCGCCCGCAGCTCCCGCAGGATCGCGGCCCCGTCGATGCGCTGCCCCAGATACCCCGCGTCGCGCTCCTGGGCGTACTTCTCGTACATCCCCTTCCGGGCCTTCTCCCCGTACCGCAAAAGCGCTTTGGCCACGACCGCCCGGGTCTGGGTCAGATCCGAAACATAGCGCTCCACGCCCTTGCGGGTCGAGAGGAGCTGCAGCGCTCTGGAGAGGAGCGCCACCGCCTTGCGGGCGATGCGCCGGAAGACGGTCGGAGCCGCCTCGGCCATCTCCTGCCAGAAGAGCTCGTTCATGAAGTTGTGGCCGACCACGTCGCCCACCAGCTCCTCGAACTGCTCGTCCTCGGTGAGGGACGCATAGCGCTTGTCCGAGAGGGTCGCGCGGTACTCGGCCCAGTTGCGGATCAGCGGCCGCAGTCCGTCCGTCAACTCCTTCCACAGCGCCGGGTCCTCCTTGCGCAGCGAATGGGCCAGCTCGTGCCCCGTCAGGCGCAGCAGGTGCTCCGGAGCCGCCACGTTCAGATAGATCAGATCGGGGCGTCCGGGGTGGACGAATCCGCCGACGATCCCCGACGGGCGGCCAGCTTCTCCCTGATCGCCTCGTCCGGCCATCCCAGCCCGCGCAGAATCGCCGGCAGGCTGCTTGTCTTGTAATGCCGCAGTATCCCCGGCCCCGACAGATCCAGGTCTTCCGGTACCCGGTCCCCGCTGGCGGAAGAAGACGATGGTTTTTCCAAAACTCTTGGCGACTTCCCGCAGGGCATCGACGTTCCCTCCTTTTACGAAAACTTGCTCCAGGTTCTCCGTCTCCAGCACCTTGCGGATAAACGGCAACGGCCGCGACGGCGTGACGGCCACCTCGCCCAGGCCCGAGTCGCCGGTCAGGATCGTCTGGCGGACGGAATACAGCGCTACTCCCTTTTCCGTCTCTTTTGTCTCCACCGTCTCGAAGAAACGGTCGAACGCCGCCCGGATCCCCGGCATCTCCTCCTCGGTCGGATAGGGATAACTCGCCTCCTTCTCCAGCCCCAGCGCCGCCGTCGCCTCCCAGTACTGCTCGGAGACGATATTGGCCAGATAGTCGTTCGAGGCGCCCTGGTCCTGCAGCCGGGCGATAACATAGGCCTCGAAGGAACGCGCGGCCTGCTCCAGGTTCGTGGACCAGTAATCCTTGCTCCGGGTTGCATCGAGCTTTCGGGAGCGCCCTTTCATCCCCGTGGCGGCAATGGCGTCCATGATCCCCTTGAACGCCTGGACCATCTCCGGACGCACCCCGTCGCCCCTCGGGCTCTCCGTCATGTATCCGTCCCGACGGCCGGTCATGCGGGCGAAATAATTATCGATGCCATGAAAGAGCTCGTGGGCCAGCGAGCCCGCCCCGTCGCCCTTGGTCAGGTTGATCACGACCGTATCCGGCTCGTAGTGGGCCTTGGCCGCATGCGTCCCCCCCTTGCCCCTGGCGCCGAACGCCAGACCCAGCTCCCCGTTCAAAAAAAGAGCCTTCGGAGGCAGGTCCAGCACCCCGGCCAGATCCATCAGGGCGTCGTAAGCCTCGTTCAGATCCCGCTGCCGGCGATCGTTCTCCACGTAGTTACCGAACTGAACTCCGCGCGGAGCAAAGGTCTCGGCAAACGATTCCGGCGTCACGTCGCCGCCGCTGCGGTGGTCGATCCCCACCCGGGGCGTGTTGCCCTCCCGGCGTTCGGCGGGGATCTCCTTGAACGTCTTCAGTAGACTCTCTAGCTCCGACTGGTTTTGTGCCAGGTAGGCCCTCGCCTCCTGAACCGTGGCGAAATCCTTGAGACGCACCACATCCCGCCCGAGTTTCTTGCCGATGAAGACTTTTTGGGTGGTCGTGTCCGAGTAGAGATTAAAGCGCACCTGCTTTTCGGCCTTCTCGTTCAGGTCGGTCTCGCCGAATTTCTTTTTGAAGTCGGCAATCGCCGCCTCCTTCGTGTCCCCCTGTCCCAGCACGCGCGGCCAGTTGGAGAACGCCGTCGTCTTGGCCTTCTTCTCCACTGCCCAGATGACCTTCGGGGGGTTGTATTGTTTGCCCTCGAAGACCCCGTAGCTCCCTGCCGAGACATGGATTCCCTTCAGGCTCTTCTCGTGCCCCACCGCCTGGTACAGCTCCGCCCTGCCGGTCAGGGACGGCCTGAGGCGGGCGACGATCCCTTCCTTGCCGAGAATCTTCTCCGTTTGTTCCCGTGAGAGACTTCCGTCGAGCAGGGCCTGCGCGTTTTCCCTCAGCTCCCCGGTCCGTTCCGCCCACCCCTTGAGCTTCCACCCCTTCTGGGGCTTGCTGGGGACCTCGTCCCGCAGGGAGCGGACGAAGGCCACCGTCCACGGATCGGCGCCTTCATTGAGGAGCTTGGCGTAATCGGGCTCGGGCCACGACTTCGAAAGGGGCTCGGCGGCGATATCCGCCTCCATGGCACTCTCCATCTTGTCCCGGTAGGCCTCGGCGTACATTTTCCGTGCGCCCTCCAGCACCTCCCCAAAATCCCCGATAGCCTCTTTCTTTGTTTCCGCCTTGACCCGCCCCTGTTGCGGCTTTACGGACTCGGCCACCGGCTGCGCCTGCTCCACCTCGATGTTCGGGTCGAAGACCGCGACGGTCCCTGAGACCTCCATCCAGATATTGTTCGGCCCCAGATCGCTGACGACGTGACCGGTTTCCTTGTGGCGCCACTTGAGATACTTGAAGGCGCGGATGCCGAGCTTGGCGAACTTGGGGTCTTCGAAGGACTCGAAGCCCTTGCCTTCGAAGTAGGCGCGGATCTCGGCCTCGGTGGCGTCGCGCTGCCGCTCGGAAAAGGGCTGCGAGACGCGCGCCATGAAGGCGCTCCCCTGGGAATAAGGGGCGTCGCTGAAGCCGAGCAGGGTATAGGCGGTTTCGGGGAAGTGGCGGGCGTGCGCTTCGAGGCGGTCGAGATAGTCCGACCAGGTTTCGTCGGGCCACAGGACCTTGCGCTTATGGACGAGGCCGGAGTCAGCCTCAAGTATAACCTGTTGTTCGGTCCCCTGAATAGGTCGCCCTTCACGCTCGGTCTGAGCGTTCCAGGCGTCAGTGAACCCCTTGTGGTCGGCTAGGAGGTCGTTTTGCTCGGCCCATCGGCGGAGGGCGTCGGACTGACGCTTTTGGAGAGTTTCGACGGTTCCTGAATCCTGTTCGATGCCCTGAATTGCTCTCCGAACTTCCGCAATTCTTCGTCCGCCGGTGCCTTGAAGGTTTCCTTCACCAGTGTCATTGTCTTTCTCCTTTTCCGCCTTACCGGCGGCGGGGCTTACTTCCCGGCGCTCTGCTGCGCCTCCCGTCGTTTCAGCACTTCCTGCTGTTCTTTCTCGCTCTCCACCCCTCGCCGGGCCAGTTCCGCGTACAGCTCCTCCGGCTTGTCCTCCAGGTGCGACAGTCCCAGCCGCTTCAGGCGCTCGTGCGTCGACATCGGTTGCCTCCTTCTTGAGTTCTTCTACTTTTCGATCTACTTCGCTGCGCAGCTTCTCCGGGGTCTTGAACCCCCGGAACTCTCCCGCCGCCCCAACGATCCCGACCCCCGGAGCCCGTCCCTGCTTGCTGTGGGCGATGCGGTCCAGGCCGTGTTTCCTGGCATAAAGTGTAGCACGGTTTTGCGCTGCTGCCAGCGCCTTTTTCACCTCTACGTCCGAGGCGTCCGGCACCACCGCGCCGAACTCGTCGCCGCCCTTGCGGAAAACCTGCGCCTGCGGCGAAATCTTCTCCATCTCCTCCCTGACGATCCCGGCAAGCGCCTTCAGGTGCGGATCGGCACCGGAGGTACCCAGGGCGGAGTTCATCCCTCCCAGGTTGCGCACGTCGATCTCGGCGTAGGAGAAGTTGCGCCCCTTCGTCTCGAATTCGCTCCAGGCGCGGGCCAGGGTCGGTTCGAAGTGCTTGACCGGGATCAGTCCCGTCACCGGGTCGGCGGAGCGTTCCGCCTGGCGGCGCTCCTCGACGATAGCCCGGTGGGCCGGATGGTCCGCGTCCAGTCCATGTTTGACGAGTATCTGTGATTCGCTTTGCGCCTGAACGTCCGCCTGGTGGAGAAATAGCCCCCGCTGCTCCTCTGTCAGCTCGTCTTCCAAGTCGACCTTGGCCGCGGTCTCGGTCTTGCCTGCGGCGACCACCTTACCGGCGCCGGCAAGATGATCATGGACCTCCGCCAGATCCGCAGCCCTGAAGACCTCTGCCCCCGCTTTGTCCGTGATTGAAAACGAGCCGTCTTTCTGTTTGATCGAAAGATTCAGTCCCCGGGCGAGCGCCTGCCGCTTCAGGATCGGATGGGTGAGCTGCGACGGCGGCACTGCCGGAATCGAAGCGGCCCGTTCCGGAGACTGCCCGAATTGTTCCACCAGTTGCCGGTATCCTTCGTCAATCGGCAGCTCGGCCACGCGTCGCACCGCCTCGGCAAAATCCTTCCGAGACTGTCCCACCTGCGGCCTCAGCGTCACATCCCGCCCGTCCACCGCAAAGGTGATCGAAGAAGCCGAAGCGGCCTTGATCGAGATCCCGGAGGTTTCTTCCGCCGGTTCCCTGGCGACGCCCCCCAGCGGCGCGGAGGTATCTCCGTCTCTGAGCCAGCCCTTGAACTGCTCGGCATTCATCTCCGTCAGCGCCCCCAGGCGCTGATCCCCCTTGCCGTCCGAAAAACCCGACCGATACAGCTCGGCGGCGGCGTCCCGGTCGGCGGTACCGAGAATCACTTTGTGTTCGTCGAAAGCGCCGGTCTGGTGGTCCAGCTGATCCACCACGAACACCTTCTCGCTCTCCGGTTGCGGACCGACATAGACATCCACGAACTCGCCGTCGGCGCCCTCGGTCTTGCGGATATAGCCGTAGTGCGCCGGCATCGTCACCGACCAGTCCTTGCCATCCGGATCGGTGCCGCTGCGTTCGGACCCCTGCGGGTTCTCGATGGAGATATCCAGCCCGAGAAGCCGCAGCTTCCCTTTCTTGTAATTCCCCGCCTCGATCTGCGCCGGTGTCGGTTCCGGTGTATCGTTGGTCGGCGACGTGGCCGCCTCGTGGGCCTTGGCGTCGACCTCCGGGGAGACCGTTTTCGTGATTCGGGACTCGGGACCTGTCCCTAAATCCCCCCCCCGCACTGCGGGCATTTCTTCCTGCGCCCCGCCGACTTCTTGCCGCATTCCGGACAGATCATTGTTGACTCCTTCTCGATAGAGGGGCGCACCCCCGCCAGCCAGCTTCCTGCGGCTCTCGGCGATCTGCCCGTCGCTCATTCCCTTTGTAGCCAGCCGCTCGTTGACCATCTCGTCGATCTGCTGCGAGAGGATCGCCGTCCCCTCCGGAGTGACGGCGATAGCCGGAGCCGGCAGAGCGAGGGTCGGCGTCGCAGGCAGCGCCTTATCCTTTGCCCTTTCCAGAGCTCCCGCCGGTTTCGGAGCCATGCCCGCAGCGGGCGCCGGAGGCGTAACTGCGGCCGGTGCGCCCGTCGCGCGTCCGTCCGCCGCTTCCTGGATCAGATCGATTCCCACCGGGCCCTTCTGTGCCTGGGGAGCCGCCATCGACTGCCACAGGTCGGCCAGCTCGCCGTCGCGCTCCCGCAGTTCGGCCTCGACCAGACCCACCGCCTTCAGGCGCGTCTCCAGCGGGACCCCTTCGAGGGTCAGTGCGTCGTGAACCGCTCTTCTCTTTGCATTGGATTGAATCCCCGCACCGGTCCCCAGAAGCCCCGCCATGATGATGGTCGGGCCGATCACGGGGGCCACGTCAGCAAAGCCCGGCATCTCCGGCCGCTGCCCGTAAGCGTAGTCGGCCGAGCCGCCCGCGTATTCCTGACTCATCTCCATCGGCACTTCGGCGGCGATCGTCTTGAGGATGTCCTTGCCGATATCCAGGGGGGCCTTGCGGTTGGCACCGGCTATCCGCGCAATCAGTTTGCCCTGCAGCCCCTTCGGCAGCATCTTGGAAATTTTGAAAGGGACGAAGGATTGCAGCGCCTCGACGCCCCCTTCGGCCGCTCCCTTCAGATTGGCGTAGTCCACCCGGTCGGATTCAGGGAGCCCCTCGGCCTCGTCGTACGCCTGCTGCGCCGTATCCCCCCAGAACTGCCCGCCCGTCACCGCCGCCCCGACGATCGGGTTACCCGTCGCCACCGTCGCCGCCAGGCCCGGCGCCATCATGCCCAGGCTCTCCATCCCCGGATAGACCCAGCCGCGAACGTTCCACGGGCTCTCCTCGCGCTCCGCCACGCTGGTCTTCGACTCGGCGAACGTCCCGGCGTTGCGGGCCAGGCGCTCGTCTACCCACTCGGCCGCGCCGCGTCCCGCCTCCTCGACGGCCGACCCTTCCGGTGCGAACCACTGCGCCGCCCGGGCCACCCCGGCCGCGCCGCGCATGAAGCCCGAGGTCCCCGCACGCACCACATCGCCGCCCAGTCCCGAGGCGCCATCCCCATTAGGCCGCGAGTTCTCGTAGGCCTCCTGTTCGATCTCCTGCGCGCGGGCCTCGAGGTAAGGCTTGTCTTCGGCCGGCGAGGGTTGATCTTTCGGCAGATACTTGTCCAGGCGCGGCGTCGCCGTTTTTTGTTCCGCACGCGGAGACGGTGCAGGGGGAGCCTCTTCGGCGGGTTCGTCTTTCGGCAGGTATTTTTCGAGAAAGGACATTCGGGGCTCCGATCGAATTGCTGCTATTTTACAAAGGGGACCATCAGGAAGATCATCGCCACCCGGGGAAGCGAGGATCTTCCTGGGCCTTTTTGACGTGGGAGGTCATTCCTTGGACCGCCAGGGGAATGAGCCCCTTTTCCTGTACCTCGTCGGACTTGAGATATTCCACCATCCCGCGCCGCTGCGGCTTCGGGGCAGGGTCCGTCTTCCGTGCATTCTCGCCGAGGGTCCGTGCCAGCACCGCATACTCAATCGGGCTGGTCCGGCTCAACTCCTCCAGGTAGCCTATCGCCTCTTCCTTCCCGGCCGCTTCTGCGTTCTTCAGCCCCTGCTGCAGGGCGCTCAGTCGCTGCGGCGGAACCTGGTCGATGGCGTCCTGCGTCACCCCCTGGTCCGGATCGGCGGGTCCTTGCTGCTCGACGCCATTTTTCCGGCTGGTATACCCGTATGCCTTGTTTGCCGCCAGGATCGGCGTCAGAGAGCCGTCGGCCATGAAGTTCTCCCCCGCCTGTCGAGCGGCGTTGTAGCGATCGCGCATCTCCTTCGGCATTTTGGAGACCACGCGCTGCATGTCCACCCGCTGGTTGCCGAGGGCATCGGTCACCATCGTGTCCGCCATCTCCTTCTGCTCGGCAGGGAGAGACGCCTGGAACTCGGACAGAAACTGCTTGTTGAGCTGATCGTCGAAGAGCTTGTAGGCGTCGTTGTCCACCGCCAGTCCGCCCTTGCCGTTTTTGCCCCCCTTGCCGTCCGCGTCGGCAATCGGCCCGTGAATCTTCCGGACCAGCTCGCCGGTGTCCTTGTAGACCAGCTCCCTTCCGCCGTCGTCCGAGCCGACCTGCATTACCTCGCGGTCCTTGTCTTTGATCTTCCCCCTGGATTTCAGATAACCCTTTGCGCCCTCGTAGGTCAGGACCTGCCCCACCAGATACGGCGTAACGTCCTCCATCTTGAAGATCTTGACCGCGTTGTCCCCGTCCTCGGCCGTGCCGCCGTTCTCCGTGGCCGGAGCGCGGTATCGGGTGCCGTCCGGTTTGGTGATCTCCAGCTCGGCCATGAAGCCGTCCCCCTGGGGAGAGGGAAGCAACCGCGAAAACTCCACCTTCTTGGCGCCGTATTTCTGTCCCCGGGCTTCGAGCTCGGGCGCAAAAGCGATGTTGGCGTCCTTGAGCGTGTCGTCGTGGGCGAGATCGCCGTTGCGCAGTCGCCCCAGAATGTTCTTCGTCGCGGCGCTGCGCTCCTCCACCTTCGCCGGGTCGTACAGGTCGGCGAGTTTCTTCCTCAGTTCTCCCTTGACCGGCTCCAGCCTGCCCATCAGACCTTCAACCTCCCCCGGCCCCCAGTCCTTGACCCCGTTCGCCTCCATTTGAGAGGTGAACTCATACAAAATATCGTCGGCCCTCGTGCGGGCCTTCTCGACGGCCCCTTCCCGCCACTCGCCCAGCTTATGCGTCCTCTCCTTCTCCTGCCAGGCTGAGTTCGTCGCATTCGCCGCCTTATTCATGTTGAACGTCTCGTCCGCCCGCGCCTCCTGGCGGCTCATCATGTCGCGACTGAACAGACGGTCCTCCCGGGCCTGGTCCAGCTGCTCCTGCCGCTGGTCCATCCCCTTGAGTGCCGCAAACGTATTGATCGCCCGTGCAATCGGATCAGCCATATCCCCGTCCTCCCGAAAAAATCAAAAAAGGTCCGCGCCGAAATAACCCGCCACGCCGCCGACCACGCCGCCGATGAGAGTCCCCCAGGGTCCGGCGGCGCTGCCGACCATCGCCCCGGTCGCCATGCCGCTGCCGGCCATGCTCATCTTGGTCTGCTTCTCCTGCGCTTCCAGCTGCTCCCCGGCCGCCTCCCGCTCCAGCCCCATCCGCGCGGCCTTGCGCATCCCGTCCATGGCCTGGGATTTCGTCGAGGCTCCGGTGTTCAGAATATTCATTCCCATCTATTCGCCCTCCTTCTTCAATCCACCGGTGCTCACCCCGCCGGCGAGCATCCCGGCGTCGCGCTCGATGAGCCCCTGCCGGGTGCGGTTTCGGGTGTCGACCAGCGACAGGGTGCGGTTCAGGCCGAAGGCCCGGTCCGTTTCCTGCTGCATCTGCGTATCCGGGTTCATGCCGTATTTCGCCATAGTGCGCCCGTACGAGCCCCGGGCCACGTCGAACCCGGCCTCCGCCTTTGCCATCGCCTCCCCCAGGATGCGCTTGTGCACCTCGGGATTGTTGTAGGTCGCAACCAGCTCGTCCTCGAGCGGGAAGAAGCGGGTGACGTAGTCGTTCCACTGGTCACGATAGATCCCGGCCATGACGTCGTCGGGATTGGCAGCGGCGGCAGCTGCGCTGTTCGCCTTCATGTCCTGCCATCGATTTGTCCGGGGCGGAGGCGTGGAAGCGGCTTCCTCCCCGCCATCCAGGCCTGTACGCGGTACGAACGGCTCCGTCTCTGTGCTCACGTCTGTCTCCTTAATAGATCGACTTGACCCGCACGCCCGAGGCGTTCGTCAGGTACTCGCCTCCCTGCGAATCGGTCATCGACGTCATTCCGTTTCCGTCCTCGTCGCCCCGTAGGCTACGGCCCCCACCCCGCTCCCCACCATGCCGGCGGTGGCGTCGCGGTTGGACTGGTCGGTGAATGCCTTGTTGATCGCCTTCGACGTGGCCAGGGACGCCATCTCTTCCATCCCCGCCTGCGCATCGACCGCCTCGCCGCGCCCCATCTTTATCCCGTCCATCAGGGCGGCCACGTCCGCGTTTTCCGCCTGCAGGTTCCCCTCGGCCATCGCCCGCGCCCCCGCCTTCCCCTTTCCCACGGCCAGGTCCCGCGCCGAGGCACTAAAGTTCCCCGAGGCCGGGTTCATCCCCGTCAGCTTCTTTTCGGCGGAAGAGAAGGTCTGCGCCACGTCCCCGGCGATATGCCCGGAGAGGCGCTCCTTTTCTCCTGCGGTGACGCGGCTCTCCTTGAGCCACTCGTCCTCGAAGGGCGCAAACGTCGCCTCGTAGCGCGCCAACTGATTTCGCGAAATTTCGGCCAGCGTATTTTCCTGCGCCGTCGGCTCCGGCTTATCGGCACCCTTTCCCATTACAACCTCCTTCGGTAACAGACGTGCTCCAGGCTCCAGCCGGTGCGCTCGAATCCCCGCCGGGGAGAGAGACACTCCACATACGCACACCCCTCGGCCCGGGCGAGCGCCTCGATGCGCGGCCAGTGCTTCTGTCGCGCAAATCCCTCTCCCCAAGCTGCCGCAATGTAGAGGTAGTGGACCTGGAGTGTGGCGTTGAAGAGTCTCTGCAAAATAACGAACCCTTCGCCCTGTTCGGCGAAGAGCGCGGCATGCTCGTTCACGCACAGGGCGTACAGGTCCTCCGGACGCCAGTCCGTGCGCATCTCCTCGCGGATGGTCTCCAGCTTCGGCCGGATTTCCTCCCACACTTTGCGGATGTCGATTTTCTTCAGCTTGTCCATAGTTTCCCCGTCGCTCATTATGATAGTGAACGCTTACCGCAACATAAGAGGAGACTCAAGTAAAATCACACCAGGGGCTTCACCACAGAGGCACAGAGGTCACAGAGAGGTTCGATTAAAGCAGCCCGGTTCTCTCTGTGTTCTCTGTGCCTCCAGTGAGCGAAGCAAACGGGTGGTGAAAAAGATGTTCGTTGCTCACAGAAACCAGAGTTGTCCCTGTTTCTGCAGCGCCAGATCGAGGGCCTCTTCCATTTCCTCCGGCGTCACCTCGGATACCGTGTTGTCCGCCATTACCCAGGGGAGTGCGGCGTATCCGTTAATCTTCGCCCGCCGGGCGAAGAGGTCCAGCCGCTGCTGGCTCAATTCGTCGCCGTCGAAGCGCAGCACCGTCCCGTCCGGGCGCATCACCTCCACTACAATCCCCGCCACCTTCGCGGCACGCACCGTCTTTTTCTGCTCGCGGGAAACGCGTCCGTCAAATCGCATCGAGAGTCTCCTCGTAGTCGAGATAGGGGAAGGCCTTGACCGTGACCCGGTGCTCTCCGGCAACGTCGGTCGTGAACTCTGCAATCCCGCCGATCACTTCTCCTTCGAGGTAAAGGCCGGGGCCGGAGAAGGTGACGGTGCAGGGGTCAGGCAGATCGAGAAGCAGCGTCACGTCGATCCCATCGGCCTTGAGAGGGGTGTTGTTCCAGCGCGGGGTCATGGCGGGGCGGGGCAAGACTTCCGAGCCGGTTGCCGTTTCTTTCACGTACTGGTTTTTATACTCATACTTTCCCGGGATAAGAATATTCCCGGGAGGAAGAATCTGGAATTCAACCTCGTCTTCGCGGATTGAAAAAATCGCACCGATTTTCCCCGTCGACGGGTCGTATTCCGTGAAATATCCGGTCATCGCTTGACCCCCAAAACGTTTAAATACCGATAGGAAACGGTGCCGCCGAAGGTGGACGACGGCGTATAGAACTCGATGGAAACGGCATTATTGCCGACGCTGGATAATATTTTTGCCTGGATGATGGCCGGGGCAATGTACTTTGTCGGCGACCCGCTCCCGTCGCCGAGCCCCGCGACAGGGCGGATATATTTTTGCACGCCATTCACGACGATCCGAAAGTACGCATACCGCAGGCTCGTACCGAGAATGGTAAAGAAATCGCAGAAGCAGGAAAAATCGACGAGGATCGGTTGCCCCTCGGGGTCCAGCGTCAGGGTTGCGATCTGCTGCCAGCCCATCGAGATCGTCACAGAGGCATCGTTCTGGTAGGATCTCGGGAGGGTAACGGCTTCGCCTTTTATTTTCAGCGTCGAAACCGCGGCATTGCCGATATACGCCTCGCCGATCGCGGCGGCGGCGATATAGGTGCTGATATTGGCAGCCAGGATCTGATCGAGGAAGGCAAAATCTCCGAGACCGTTTACGGCCGCAGGATTGACGCCCCCGGAGTCGAGGACGACCTGCCCGGCGGCATTATAAATTTCGATTCCGTAATAGCCGGGACTGAGCTTCCCGATAATGACGCGCGTCGAACTTCCGTCATCGACAAGAATCCGGTCGTTTTGCCCGTCGAAATGAACCCGGCCTTCGTCGCCGAGAAAGATGTTGCTGGCGGAGATAATCCCGGCCAGCAGCTTATTAACGGAGAGATCTGCGATCTTTGCATTGTCGACCGCCAGATCGGCAATCTTGGCCGTGGTGATCGTCGCATCCTTGATCAGCGCGGTATCCATGTAAACCGTGCCGTCCTGGACGATGAACGGGATCTTCGCCGCGCCGAACTTGATGGCCGAGAACCCGGGATGCACCGTGGCCGGAGTTGCCGGGGTTCCCGTCACCGGATAGGTGAAGGTGTCCGCGTCCGTCACCGTGACCGGCTTGGTACCGTTGTACTCCACCTGTGCCGCCCCCGTCACCACCACGTAGTCACCGGTGGAAAGACCGTGGGCCGTACTGGTGGCGCTGGCCGTCCCTCCGGAGGAGGTCAAATCGGAGATCGTTTTCGGGGAGACGTTGGGGTTGATGATGGCGAAGCGGTCGGCCAAAAACTGGAACTCGGAGAAGGGTGTGGCGTCCCGCGCCTCGGAGGCGAAACCGAACCCGGAGAGAAAGCCGTTCACGTCGCTCTTCAAGGTGAACTGCGTCTCCAGCCCGTCGATGCTTTCCGTCTGGACCTGGATCGCTGCGGCGTTTTCCCCCACCTCCGTCTGCAAGGTGGTGATGGACGAAGCCAGCGCGTCGTCTCCATCAGCTCGAGCCGTCTGCTCCGTTTGGATCGCTGCGTAATTGTCCTGAATGTCGGCGCTCAGGACCTCCACCTTCACCAGGTCCACTTCGGTCGTTCCGGCCGCGCCCTGATTGACCAGGACGAGCGGACGCACATACCGAACGTCCGTATGCAGCTTGGCCGGATCGGCAAGCGTCTTGGCAGAGGACCAGGCGCCGAAACCTTTGGCGTAGCCGACATATTCCGTCCAGCCTGTACCGGGGCTGACGCCGTAGGCCACGAAAAAAAACTGGGAGGAATAACTGTCATACCCGGTTACATCCACGAAAGTCAGCCCGTCCGCAGCCACTCCGGCGAATCCGGCATAAAATGTACCGATTCCGAGCGGGCGGCGGACCCGGAGAGTCATCCGGTAGATGGCCTCGGGATCGAAAGGAATGTTATCCTCATGGATGAGCCAGGCCTGATCGTTCCCCGCGTTGTTTCCGACGCGCAACACCTTTCCGCCGGACTGCGAGTCAGCAACCGTCTCGACGGACATCTCGCCAGACCCGTCATAGTTCTGCCACCGCAAGAGGGGGGCTGTGCCGTCGAATGTTTCCAAGAACGCCTTCTGGCTCGTCTCCGCCTTCGCCTCGAGAAGAGTAACTTCGGAAGCCAGGGCCGCATCTCCGTCGGCCCGAGCCTGCTGCTCCGTGACGATCGTCGAGGCGTTGTCTCCGACATCGGCGGTCAGGATGGTGATCTGTGATGCCTGGGCGACAAGGGTATCTCCTTGGTTCGACACCGTCGCATCCAGAACCGAGATGGCCGAGGCGTTGGCCGCGATTCCCATTTCTGCGTCATTGACCGTGACCTCCAGTGCGTCAATGGCGGCGGCGTTCTGCCCGATGCGAGGGTCTCTCAGGTCGTGCCAGGAGTGTCCGCTGCCGCTGTCGTACCAGATGTAGGGATGGTTGTCGTCGTTGGAGTCATACCAGCGGGAGTTATCGGGGATAGGATCGGGGATTCCCGCAACCCCCGGCACCGGCTCGTCGTCCTGCACGAAGACGGTCCCGACGATCTCCCCGGCCAGGGAGTAGATCTGACTCTCCAGTATCTCGATCTTGTCGATGCGGGTATTGAGGTCCAGGTGCAGCTGGCTTTCCGTGATCTCGTTGGCCAGCAGCTCCAGCATGTACTCCGGATCGTCGGCGGTGCTGCCGGGCGTTCCGGCCACGGCGTTGAACGCCCCCCGGTCGCTGTTTGCGTTGACGTGCCGAATCCAGTAGTAGTGAGTCTCCGAGGTCGCGGTGTTCGGAAGATTCTCGTCCACCCACAGCAGAAACGTCGCCTTGTCGACCCGCACCGCCTGTCCCAGGTCGTCTACTTGCGCCCGGTGGATCTCCGTGTAGGCGTGCCCCTCGTAGCCCGGAGCGTCCCACTCCAGCATGATCTTGGCAAAAAGCCCGGTAACGATGAACCCCCTCGGCGTCTTCGGAGCCTCCACTGTCCCCACGACGCTTGAAACGGCGGCGGAGACGGCGCGCACGGTCTGATCGAGGGTCGACACCTCCTCCCGAACCGTCTGCAGCACCGAGAGCGCCGCGCGCACGGACAGGGAGAATTCCGCCAGTTCCCTCGGGGTGGGGTTCTTGGACAGGAGCTTGATCTGGGGAAAAAGCGCTTTGGTGGTCATATCTGCCTCAGTTCGCTCATCGTTTCGGCCGCGGCGATCTCCTCGATCTCAACGTTACCTTCGACCTCCAGCTCGGCATACTCGGTCCGATACCCCCCCGGCAGACGGAAGGGCTTGGCGCTGGCCACCGTCGCGGTGGATATAACCGTATCTCCGGAAGCCGCAAGCGCTCCCCCCGAGGCCGCCGCGACCGCCGTCGCCTCGGCGGCGCTTCCCAATTTGGCGTGCAGCTTGAAGGTGAGCGGGTAGCCCAGCGCCTTCACCTTCGCCACCGTCAGACAGCCGGGACGGGGCAGGGAGTGCCGCTTCCCCTTGCGGTTCAGAGTCAGGGCGGACCCCGCGTCCCACTTCACGATATCGTCGCCGCGCTGGACGTACAGGGAATCCGTCAGCAGGTCCACGTGCACGGCCGTGGCTGCGATATCGCAGAAATCCGCCGAGCCTTCCGTGAGGTCCAGGATCAGACACCCCGTCGCCGCCCCCGTATCATAAAAGGCGTAATACTTGCCGTTGTGCGCCGCGGCGACGAAGGAGGCGGGCGCCAGAGCAAGCCACTGGTCCCGGGTGAAGAGCGCCCGGGTGGCGTTCTCGGCCACGCCGCTGCCCATGATCATCAGCCCGTCCGGCGAGGGGTAGGCCACGAACGAGCCCAGATCCGCCATCCCCCGGCGCGCCACGCAGGCCTGGGTGATCTCCGTGCGGTCCATGGTCATATATCCCGGCAGCGCCCCCGTGGCCACGTACGGCACCCCTTCGGTCGCCACCAGCACCGAAGAGCCGAAGACCTCCACGCCGACGATCTTAAAGTCCGAAGGGAGCCGGTACCGCGTCGGCCAGGCGTGCGCCTGGTGCGGCTCGCAGAAGCAGACGTTCTTTCCCGAAAAACCCACCAGCACCCCGTTGGGCATGGCCCGGATGCCTGCCAGGTCGGCAGGGGGCTCGCTGTACTCCTCTGTCGCAAGGGTCTCCCCCAGGGCCGAGGAGAGGATGGTGTCCGCATAGGTCGTCGTGGCGATAGGCAGTTCTGCCACGAACTGGTAGGCGCTCTCGGAGGCCGTGTTCACCCGATAGATCCGCCGGTGCGTGATGTTGTATCCGCCTTCCGGGGCCGCGTTCAGCGCCGAGAGATCGACCCCCTGTCCGTTGACGAATTGCACGTCGAGGAGGTTGGAGGACGGCGACGGCGGGCCCTCTTCGTCGATGCCGCTCCACCGCCGCAAAAACGTCTCCAGGTAGGCCGTGGTCTCCGTGTCCCCCGAAGAAGTCGCCGACTCGCACGTCCACACCACGGTGCCGTCCGCCACGGTCTCCCCGACGGTCGTCGGCCAGGTCGGCTCCGTGCCCCCCGAGGTCCCCTCCGTCGTCGCGCCGTAGCGGTAATCCCCCGTGACGATCTTTTGGCCCAGCGCGTAGGCCGCACTCGCCGACCAGTCGAGGGAGAGGACTGCCGCAGCCGGTGCGTTCACCGGGGCCGGCAGTCCCAGCAGGTAACTGTTGTTCGGATAGAGCACCCCTCCGCCGGAGGTAGCGATGGAGGCGTCCGTCACCTTCGGCGCCCCGTCGCCGGTAAAGATGGTCCGCTCCTGGGTGTCGTTGGGGATCGGGGCCCGCACCGCGTCCACCGCGGTAAGCCAGTGAAACCAGGTGTCGCCGGCAAAGAGGTGAATGGCCTGCTTCGTCCCGACCTTGGCCGGGGTGGCAACGAACAGAGTGTCCTTCAGGGGGCGGATATTCCCCTTCTCCCGCACCGCGTTCTTCGAGATCTGCGCCGCCTCCGTCGGCAGGTGCTGCACTGCCGCCGCCGGGATCTGCCCGCGGAAAAGATGTTCCCGGATCAGCATCTATGCCTCCCCTTCGTCGCGCCGCCTGGGCGCGTAGATCTTCTCCGTCTGCACCTTCACGCCGAGGGCCGCCGCGAACTGCCGGTAGTGCCACTGCGCCCGCTGCGGGTCCGCCGTCTCGCTGTCCCCGGAAAAAGCCCGGTGCAGCACGCCGTCCACCAGGGCACTCTCGTAGGTGTCGTCCAGCCCCGCGTCGATGTCGTCGTCGGCAAGCACTGTTGCGGAGTCGGAAAGCGTGTTCACCGGCGCCCGGGCCACCAACACCTCGGCGTACACCGCCGGAGCCGACGTGGCGGGCGGATAGACGAAGAAGCCCTGCGGGTCCTTCGGTTTGGGAATGAGGTGGCGGATCTCGCTTGCAGCCGTCGACGCATGCCACCCCGGCAGCATCGTATCCAAAACGCTGCGCTCGGCGGTCGTAATCGCCCGCCCGGGGGTCTGGCCGTCGACCCCCATGTTGCGCACCGGCTCCAGCAGCTGCAGCGCCGTCAGCGCCGCCGCTGTCCCGTCCGCCGTGTTTTTAAAGGCCGCCCCGATCAGGCTCTGCTTCGTCCCGGAGGCCAGCAGTATCGCCACGCTCGCCGTCAGCGCCGTCGGCTTGAGCAGCACCAGGTCCAGACAGGCCAGGTTGATCCATTTGGCGAGTTGGGGAACCGTCCAGGTGACGTGTCCCGTATCCGTGAGAATGAGCGCGGCCTTCTGGCCTATTTTTGAGCTGGATAGCATGGTGCCTCCTCGGGGGTCGGGCCCCGGCTATGCGAAGAGTCGGAGAGTCAAGACGGTCAGGAGCGTCAGCAGCCCGCCGCCGAAGGTCGCCAGGGCGTCCTTCACGTCGGGGTCGCCCTTGCGCCACATCCATTCGGGCGCCGAAGGCCATACGGCGACGATCCATGCGGCCCCGGTTTTATCCTTGATCTCCTTGGCACCGCCGGCGATCAGGACCAGGATAAGGGCCAAGGGAACGGGAAGACCCGTAGACGCCCATTCGGTGGCAACGTCGGCGCGGGTGGAGGTGTTGGTCTGCATAGATGTTCATTTTAGGCTCCAATGGGTGCTTTGTACCACGCAGCATTCGGCCCGGCGTAGCCGCCAACATTCGGGAAATATCCGGCAAAATGGTCGCCATCGGCAGCGTTTCGTCCGAGATTCACGCTTGCTGGTGTCCATGCAATCACGCTGCCGGTTACGTCGGTGTCGATGTCTGCCGTGTCAAGCGAAAGCGCCCAATCTCCCGCCAAACCCTTGACACCTATGGCGTGGGTTGTGCCTGCGGTGAGGGTTGCCACCCCCGAGAGGGTCGTTACGCCGTCGGTGAAGATCAGGTTGGTGCCGTTGTAGCTCAGTTTGTTGGTGCCGTCGTCAAGCAGCGTCCCGGCCGTGGACGTCGCTGCGGGGATAACCACCAGCTGCAGCTGGGTTCCGAGGGCGAGCATTGGTGCTGTCAGGTTCGTTGCTGACCTGGGGACCATGGCTCCGGCTGTATCAATCCACGGGCTGGCAAACGCCCCCGCTTCAACTTGGACCCGTGAGAGCGTCCCTGTGACGGTGCAGGTCAGCGTCCCTGCCGTGGCTGTGACGGTCAGCGGTGAGCCTTCCGTAGCTGTTCCTGTCGCTGTTCCTGAGACGGTCACGTCCCCGGTGCCGAGAACGTTGATGGTGTACGCCTGCGCCGTCGTCGTGATGTTTTGCGTGACCGGAACAGTAGAATTGAGAAAGAGGTTCGTCCGCGATGGCCAGTTGGAATACCCGAACGCCGACGCGAACGGCTCTTGATACCACTTCTTTGTGCCGGACCGCGTGGGGATGCTGATTGAGGGTTGGATGCTATTCGAGGAACGTCTGGCGGCAGCAATCACACCTCCCGCAATGGCCTCTATCTCGTCTCCCAGTAAATCATACCCGGTGTCGTTAGGATGCAGACCGTCACCAGAGTCATAGGTAGCAGCTAGTGCCGTACCATCCGCCAGTAGTGAGTACATATCAACAATTGGAATATTTGAAGAAGCTGCGTAGGTGGAAAGACCACTATTATACGCCAAAGTCTCGACTTGACGGGCTGCGCCCCAGCTTATGAAATTACTCCACGGCCCAATATTGATAAGAACCACAGGCAACGATGCTGATTGCGCCATCTCTACCATATATATGGTATTTGCAAGCATATCAGTGGCTAGTTGACTCGCCGTTATGTCATTTACGCCCCCCTGTATGATTGCGACATTTCGACCAGATACATTAATTACATCTGCCATAAACCGAGCAACCATATCCGACAACTTGTTACCCTGAATCCCGGCATTAACTAACATGGAGTATGGGTTAATCGTATCGAGCCGTGTTAGGTACCGTCCAGTCGCCGTAAAAGAATCACCCACTGCAACAACATAGGTCACTGGATTTTTCCTGTCGACATAATCCAACCACGTCGGGACGACCCGTTTAATGCTTACATCGCCCGTTGATAAGTCGACGGTATCCCCGGTATTTACATTAACCTGAAAATACGCCGTGGTGTCGGCGGCTGTAATTGTGTAATCAAGTTCATAAGTCCCACTTTCTGAAATAACCACTAAATTTGCTCTGTTCCCTCCCGCCCCGCTTGGGTCGCCGGCAAAGGTAACCCTAACAGGCCCACCAGCGTTTATGGTTATGGGAAGTGTCACTCTAAATTTGTCGCCAACGGACACGTCAAAAATGTCAGTAGAAGCACACCCGCCGATATTGGCAGATGTTTCAATTGCCGAAGCGATAGCCCTTCCAACAGATGTTAACGTGTCAAATTTAAACGCCTCGTTTGTGCCGTTATTCCACCCGCTCAAGGCTTCCGGCCCCAGCGTCGCCCCTTCAGCAACCGTCGTAGCCAGCCGTCCCCCCTCAAGCGCAGGAACCCCCGCAGGAGACGTGACGAGGTTGCCGAGGTAGTCGGTGGCCGTGAGAGGACCACCGGCGTACGTCGGGGAGTTTTGCAGGAGGTTGAAGAGGTCGGTGACATCCCTGCCCGGCCCCAGCCCTCCCCCCGTCCCGTTAAGCCGCTGCATCCCCAGACTGTTCAATCTCTGAAACGCTCCCAGCATGGACTGCACTCCTTACCCGAAGGGGATGATTTCCACCGTGCCGGCGGCTCCGAAAAACGACAGCCCGCCGCCCGGCGGAATGAAGTCGAAGAATCTCTCGCCCGCCTTCAGGCTCTTCGACGGTGCCGCGCCCGTCGCCGCCGTTCCGTCGTTGCGGTAACGAATTCCGGATATATCCGTATAGAGACAGACGAACCGATCCGCATAGTCGCCGACGGTCGGCACGGCCGCTCCCGTCATGACGACCTCTTCCTGATCCCCGGCCGTGGCGACCGGAACGACCGCATATCCTGTAGGTGGCTGCATCGCGTTGATCCTTTCGATTTTTTGGTTAATGGCGGTCCGGCGCAAAAGCGCTTTTGCACCGTTAAAAGTGATGAGAAGCCGCCCGGCGGGGCCGGGCCGAGCGCGACGGCAGCAGGCGGTCCAGCTCCTGGTCCACGTAGGCCTGAAACGCCGGGTCCACCGCATGGCCCGGGCCGACGGCGGCAGTGCGGACGGTCGCCTCCGTCAGCAACTCGTCCAGCAGATCCGCCCAGGGCAACACATCGTCCAGGGCAGTGACCCGATCGGGCAGCCGGTAACCCATCCCCTTGACGGTGATCTCCGTTGCCGGATAGGGGAACAGATAGAGGGTCGAGCCGACCCGCTCATAGCGTTGCGGCGTTCCCTCCTTGTCCAGATCGGCGCGTTCCGCCGGGCGCAGGGGCAAGAGAAAAATTCGGGTCGTCCCCGAGACGGCATAGGGGTCCTCGGCAAAACCCACCACTTCGGCATCGAGGGCCAGAGACACCCCCGCCGGAAATGTCAGCGACAGCGGCGCTTTCACCAGGTCGCTGCGCCGCGCGGCCAACCGTTTGCCGATACTGCGCACCGCGGCATTGGCGGACTGAAAGATATCCACCCCGGAAGTCTCCTTCAGGCGGGGGAGCACGGCAAACAGCAGGTCCTGGACGGTCATTTTTTCGACACCTCGTCAACGATCCGTTTCGCTTCGGCAGCCGGCAGGTCGAACTGCTTCTGCAGCTCTTTCGCAGCGCCCCCCTTCCCGCCTTCCTTCAACAGGCGGGCGGCGACGGCGCGCACCAGGGGATCTTCTCCCGGCTCCGCAAACGCCTCCTCGTCTTCTCCCGGCTCCGCAAACGCCTCCTCGTCTTCTCCCGTCTCCGGCAACGCCTCGCTTTCGCCTCCTTCGGGAAAGAGGCCCTGCTCGGCCGCTTCTTCGGCGCTCTCCATTATCGGAAACGCCTCCTCAACGGAAGCCGCCGCCGCGGGAACGGCGCTCTCGGCCTCGCGCCCCTCGGCGATCCCGACGCTCTCCTCGAAAATCTCCCCGTCCTCCTCGTCCTCTTCGACGGCGGTCTGCTTCGGAATCATCTTCAGGGCCCTGGCGTGCATTTCGGCCGTCTCTCCGTAGGGGCGGTAGGTCTTCGATCCCATACGCAGGAAAATGCGGGCATGGTCGTCGTTCTGCACCTCGCAGATGGCGTGCCCCTTCTTGTTCTGGCGGAAAACGTAGTTCACTCCGCCGCGAGTAACCGTGGTGTCGCCGTCGCGCTCGATCAGGCAATGAATCAGCATGTGTGTCCTCCTGGACTGAGATAGGAAAAGAGGGGGGCGCAAGGCCCCCCGTGCGGTCAGGCAGGTTTATGGAGGAGGCGGACGGTGACATCCGCATCCGTCGTGCCGGTGGTTGCCGGGGTGGTGATCTTCATGGCGATGATCCGGTCGCTGTCGCTGACGGCGAGCTGCAGTCCGGCGGCCTCCGCCGCGCGGGCCACGCCGCCGGCCTGGGCGACGGTGGTGCCGGTGATCAGGTTCTGTCCCGACTCCAGGTCGTCCCCGGCGGCGTTGAGGACGCCCACGTCGAAGACGATGTCGGCTCCGGTCGAGCCGTCCTCGGCGATGACGATCAGATCCACCGGCACGTGGCCGGCAGGGAGAATGACGAGCTCCCCGAGCTGGTTGTCGGTCTCCAGCTCCGCCTTGAGCAGATTGACAGTTCCGTCATCCGTCACCACGCCGCCGGCGCGGCTGCCACTGATCCCGACGCCGTTGTTGACGCGGGTGCTTTTCTTGTTGGCCATGACTGGCTCCTTTCAAAATGAAAATGAGGTAAAGGGGGCGAGATCCGCCCCCTGCCGTTATGTGATCGCTCAGGCCTTGGCTGCGGTATCGACGGCCATGATGCCGAAGTCGATGCCGTTGAAGGTGGTCTTCTTGCAGCCCCAGATGCACGACGTGGAGATGACCGCCTGATTGCCGTTGTCCCGGCTCTCCTCGTACCAGTCGAACCGGAAGCCCGTCCCCGGACTGCCGAACGCCACGCCGCCGGCCTGTTCGCCGAGGAAGAGCGCCCGGGCTGCGGCCACGTTGCCGCCGCTGCCGTAGTCGGAGAAGCGGATGCCCCCTTTGTGCTGCTGCAGCACCACGCCGTTGTGCATCCCCAGCCCGCCCTTGACGATGGGGGATTTTTCCCCGACGGCTGCGGCCAGGGACTTCTGGATCTCCAGCCACCCCGTCCCGCCGGTGTCGGCGCGCAGGTCGCGGGCCTGCCAGGGGTTCATGACCATGACGTAGCGGTCCTCGCCGTTGATCTTGATCGGCTGGATGGACGGAATCTCCGTCGTCTCCCCGCCCATCATGTCCGCCACCGCCAGGGCCTTGTCGATGACCGTGGTGGACATCGTGTCCGTGGCCGCCAGGGTCGCCTTCACCGTCGCTCCCGGCATCACCAGGTGATCGGCATCCGGAGCCGAGAGGGCGTTGTTCGCCCGTCCCGTCCAGGAGGTCGGGAGGAGGTAGCCCGCGTTCACTCCGCGGGCGCCCGAGAGGTAGATGAAGAGGATCTCGTCGAACACCCGTCCCCACCACTCGGCCTGCCGCTTGCGCCCGATCTTGCGCAGGTCGTGCAGGGTGCGCTTGCGCGTCATCTTGCCGCCCGTGTTCACGCCGGCGCGCATCTGGTCGATCCACACCTGGTCCGTGTAGAAGGTCAGGTCCTCTTCGGTCCCCTCCTGCACGTTGTCCCCCTCGATCGGCTGCTGTTTGAGCTGCATCGAGAGGTCGTAGGTGATTGTGTCGCCTGCGTCGCTCTCCAACTCGGTCAGCCGGGTGATGGGCATTCCGCTGTCCACGCCTTCGCCCATGAGCTTGGACGTGAAGAAAGAGTGTTTGGGACTGTCGACGGCCAGGAAGGCGCTGTACTTCTTTACCGCTTTGGGGTCGTTAAGACCGATGATCGTGCGTGCCATGGTGATCCTCCTATGGCTTTGGGCGGCCCTCCTGAGCCTGGTTTATTTTCGTTTGCCTGGTTCGCTATCGCGTTGAATGGGGATGGATCGGTCGGCCTCAAGCCGCAGCTGCACGCGGCGCCCTTCCTCCTGGATGCCGCAGACGATGGATTCGCCGATCCGGATCTCGACCTGTTCCCGGGCTCCCACCGTCAGGCCGAGACGGATCGTCCGCCTGTCCTTGCGGTCGGCCCTGATCGTCACCTGGTCGGGACCTTCCCCGATAGTGACCTGTTCGCCCTGGGCGATGTCGAGGTAAAGGGCCAACTCAGGACTCCCGCGTCCAGCGGTCGCGCTGATCGGCCGTCATCCCCGCCACGGCCGCTTCCAGATCCAACCCCTGCAGGTTGTCCAGGTGGGTGAATTCCCCGCCACCGACATCCGCCGGAGCCGCCGCCGGAGCGGCGCCCAGGGCATGAGTCGCCGGTGCCGGGCGGGGAGAGGCCGGGCGCGGCGCTCCGGCGGGCAGCTCCGCCTTCGAAGCCGCCTTGTCCGGGCGCACCGAAGCGATCGCCTTGCTGACCCGCTCCTTGGCGGCGTAGATGATCTCGATCCCGGTGAGTCCCGCCGACTTCTCGCTCGCCGCCAGGCGCATCACCTCGCCGTTGAGCATATCGCCTAAGGGCGTGCCGCTGCGCCAATCCTTGTTATGGCGCCAGAACGTCTCGCACTCCGCCGTCCAGAGCTGGGCGTCGGCCTTCTCGTTGGCCATCTGCGCCCTCAGGGCGTCGCGCTGCTCGTTGTACTGGCTCAGGGGAAGTTCCCCCGCATCGTACTTGGCGTCCAGCTCCTGGAACGATCCCTGAAACGCCGGCAAGATCTTCCCATCGTCCCGAAACTGGAACGATACGGCCGGGATGCCGGCGGGGACCACGATCTCGTCCAGTTCCGGCAGCACGAAGGCCGATTCGCCCGTCGGGGTTTCGCCCCCGGCCTCGACTCCGGGCTCCTTCTGTGCGGCAGGCGTTTCGGCCGCGGCCGCTGCGGGCTTGCCGTCCGTTTCGGTTTCCTTTTCGCCCGGTTCCGCTTCTTCCTCTTCGCCGACCACCGCCGAAAGCAACGCGTCGTCGTTGGTCTCGTCCTCGCCTTCCATGGCCGCCAGTTCGTTCGGGCTCAGCCCTTCGTTCCCTTCCATGCCTCTTCTCCTCCCGGCTCAGCCGGTATCAGGGGTTCTTGCCTTCGCCCATGTCGACCATCTTCTGATGCTGGTCGCGGCGGGCCTTGTTCTCCTCCAGCCTGCTCTTAGCCATCTTGCGGCAGGCCTCCATGCGCTTGGGGTCCTTCTTGACCGCCTCGGCCCGGCACAGCGCGTCCAGGTCCCGCTCGATCTCGTACTCCTTTTCGTAATCCACCCGGGGGTGACTCAATCCGTTCCCTTTGGCCATGGTGCTACTCCTTCATTCATTAGGATAGTGAACAAGCTAGACGAAGGTGTCCCCGGTCTCGATCCCTTCCAGCGCTCCCCGCTGCGGGCTTGCCGGAACGTTGGGCGACGTGTTCGCCTCGATCTGTGCCGCGTCGGGAACGCTCTGCGCCGTAACCCCTTCCGGGTAGATCTCTCCGGCGTCCTGGTCTTCGAACCCGGCGCTTCGGGCGATGGCGTCGGCCACCGGCGTCACTCCCGGCACCTGCACCGCCGTCTGTGCCGTATTCATTGCCGCAAAGAGCGCCTCCACCCGCTTGGCCGTCGCCTGCACTTGCCGCAGGGCCGCATCCGCGTGCTCCTTCAGGGCCCGGCCTTCCAGTAGGGTGATCTGAGCGGCCTCCATGCGCTCCTTCTTGGCCGCCGCGATCTTCGCCTGCTCCTGCTCGGCTGCCAGCTCCTCCTCTGAAGTCTCCTTGTCCGGATCGCTCTGGCCGTTGATCTTGCGGATGCGCGACACCAGCTCATCGCGCTGCGGCACGTCGGAGAGATCGACCACCAGGTCCAGCAAATTGACGGCGATCTTCGGGTCGAGCCGCGAGAGGAGCTCCATCATCGCCTCGAACATCGCCTGACGGGCGCTCGCCCGGAAAGCCTGCTCATCGATGATGAAGTCCGCCTTGTTTCCCCAGACGTTCTGCGCCTGCACATCCACGAAAGAGGCGCCCCCCTTGGCTCCCAGAATCCGCACCGCCGTATCGTCCGTGGTGAACTGCTCCAGGTTGCGCAGCCGCTTCTCGCCGCTGATCTGCAGAGCCAGGCGCAGGTTGTCGAACATGTCCATCGTGGTGGCCTGCCCCTGGTCCTGCTTGGCCAGCACCGCCTTGCCCGACTGGCTCGAACCGCCCTCCCCGCGCAGCTCCGGCGTCACCCCCGAGATGGAATTGATCAGCCGCACGTCCTCCGCCGCCAGGTTCGTCAACTGCCCGGCCAACTGGTGGTCCGTCTCGATCTTCAGGGTCTTGCCCTGGACGACCTCGATGATTGCATCCGGGCGGGCCACCTCCTCGGCGTAGGCGTCGATATCGTCCACCGCCCCCTTTTCCATGATTGTGCGCTTGGTGGCGAGGATGTGCGCCGTCTTGCTGCGCTTCTTGTTGAAATCGTCCTGCGGGTCGCGCAGCTTGCGCACCATCCCGTAACACCCGCCGTCACGTTTGCGCCGGTAGCCCCACACCGGGGTAAAGGGATACTGATTGTGCCAGTAGGGGTTCTGGATGCCGTCCTGCAGTATCGTCCCCGGAACGAAAATCGCCTGTTTCACCACCGTGCGCACCGCGTCATGGGTCGAGACGTGGCCGTTGTCGACCAGCCACTGCTGCAGCGGATCGTCCGGATTCAACACCGTGCCGTCCCAGGCCCCGTCCCCCCGGATGACCTGCACCGTCGCCGGTTCCCGGTACCAGAACTCCACCAGACACACCCGCTCGCGTCGGCCGTGCACGTTCCAGCTCTCCTCCGGAGCCGTGCGGATCTTCCCGCGCGGGCTTCCGCTCGGATCGTAGAGATAGGGGTTGTCGTAAAACTCGTCCGGGTCCTGCTGCGTCAGCGACAACGTGTTTGCCCGGGCGCGCAAAGCGCTTTCGAATTTCGGGAACATCGCCAGGGCAAAGTCCAGATCGACGAACTTCTCACGAAAAAGATAACGGCAGTCCGACAGGTCGAAGGCCCGCGAAAGAGGGTCGTACCAGATATTGCGCCACGACTCGCCCCGCAGAAAGAGCGGCTCCTCGTCCGTATCCGAGCGCACGCCCTCCTCCAGCCACCCTAGCCCGGCCACCACCGCATCCCGGAAGGAGGCGCTGATGTGGAACGGGGCGCGGTTCACATCCGAGTCCGCCTTGAGCATCGCCGTCTTCTGCTCCGCCGCCGCTCCGAACTCCTTGCGCCGCGGCAGCACCTTGTAATCCACCCGGGAGCGCTTCTCCGTCCCCGTCACCCAGGCGATGGTCGGAGTGATCAGGTCGAACGTCAACGCCGGCTGTCCGCGCACCACCTCCAGCTCGTAGCGCTCCTCCGGCGTCCACTGGATGCCGTCGGCGTAATCCTCATCCAGCGCCATTTCCGCCCGGTTCTCGCTCTGGGCGCTCTTGGCCTGGGCGCGCCACTCCTCCAGACGGTTCAGCAGGCGCTGTCCCGTCGGCGGACCGGAAGTGGAGCCGTACCCGCCGTCGTGCGTGCCCGCCTTGCCGACGAAGTAGGGCTCGGAAGTCTCCGAATCCCCCGGCACGTGCCCCTTCTTGCTCTGGACGTTCTCGAAACTCATAGGTCCCTCAGTTCAGCTTGATGAAGCCCTCGTTCGCGCGGGCGTCCGGCCCCTCGGTCGTCACCGTCGCCACTTTGGTGCCGTCGATGAATACATCCGCCTCCGTATTGGGACGAAACTCCGGTATCCGCGGCGGCATGTCGAAGACCGACCCGATCTTCGACTGGATGATCGACAACAGGCGGTTCACCGTATCCCAGTCCTGGGTCATCCCCAGAAACTCCGCCACGTCTCGCGCCTTCACCAGGGCGGTGAACTGCGCCGCCGTCACCTGCTTGCCCATGTCCTCGATCCAGACCACGTCCTCGTTGTTGTCCTTCGACGAATCCGGCCAGTACTCGTGCAGGGTGTTCATGGGCAGGATGGCGCTGCGACCCAGCAGCCCCTTGCGGTAGAGAAACAGCGCCTGCTCGTCGTCGGCTCCGACGTAGCCCAGCTTGAAGCGAAGATCCGAATACAACCAGATACCCATGAAGTGCTCCCTGAAAAAAGAAAAAGCGCCTACCGATCGATGTTGCCGTCAGTAGGCGCTCTGTGGCGCTCGCAGAATTGTTGTTTTCGGGAATCTTGCACAACATAATCCGCCATGCAAGAAAAAATTACGCAGGATTTCTCACTAGCGAAAAGATCTTCTCCCCGATCATGATCCGCGCCTGGTCGATCGGCATCGTCCGGTCCACCAGGATCACGTACGAGCCGACCACCGAACCCTCCACCCGGGCCTTGCAGCGCGGACAGACGATCTCGAACCCGCCTGACGCCTTCCCGATCAGCCGTTGACACTTGGGGCAGCGGATATCATTCATTGTTTCACCTTGTCGAAAACCAGCCTGCGCATATCCTCCAGGTGGAAGGAGGTCGCCTTGAGTGCTCCTGCCGAATCGACGGCGTCCGTGGGCCTCAGGCCGATGGCGTACAGTTCGTCCATCAGTGCTTGTGCTGTCTCCCCGGTGAGAACAATCGTAGGCTCGACGTAGATATCCGGTGCCACCTCCGTAAAGACCAGATTTCCGGCCACGGACTTGATGTCCCCATCGCAATCCAGCTGGGCAATCAATAAATCGACGCCAGCGTGGAAGGATGGACGGCGGGCCAAAACTCTTAACCTTCTTTTCATCGCGTGCCTCCTGACCTCGATTGAAAAACTTCCCGGCGTGCCGGCCTTGTCATCGGCGTGGCGCCGGGTCCACATCTATCCGCGGAAATTTCCCCTTCACGGGGCCCCCTCTTGCAGGCCGGCAGGCGCGGGGGTTGCTATGCTGTCTTCCATGATCTCTGTCCCCGCCCGCCGCTGCGCGCGCGCTGTTCGCTGCGCTGCTGCGAGAGTCCCGGAGCCATTCCGATTCCCCGGGCCAGGGTCTCTTTCGAGTCGTACCCGTGGCTGGCCCAATTGTGCACCGGCTTTTCCTTGAAACAGCCCATCGTCTCGTCCCACTCCCGCTTGTAGTTGTCCAGGCAGCGGATCAGCGGCGCACACTTCTCCTCATCGATGTAGCACGACGGCAGAAACGATCTCGTCTCGTTGATCGCCGCCATTTTATCCGGAGTGCGCGGCACAGTGAACACGTTAGGAATGAATTCCGAAATCTGCTCCACCAGGGTGCGGCCGTCCTTCGGTTGCTTGTGTCCCGCATCGTGGGGAAAATAGTTCAGTCCCACCATGTAGCCGCGCTTCTGGATCTCGGCCCAGTAGTACTCGATCCCCTCGCCGGTGCCGTACATGCAGTCGAAAACCCGGTTCACCAGCCCCTGGCGCTGATGGAAGACGATCCACATCTCGTCATTCACCCCGATGTCCCAGGCCGTATTCACCGGCAGCGTCGGCAGATAGGGGACGCGGGCGATCTGCCCGTTCTTGCGCAGGTGCGCCATCTGCTTGGCCAGGTACGCCCCTTCAACCGCCGCCTTGAACGCCTCCTCCGGCGTCGAGGGATGCTCCCGGAAGATCATGTCCTTGAGCGTCCGCGACTTCGCCGAGTACCAGCACTGCTGCCCCTCGTCCAGGGCAATACCGTGCTTCGTTTTCAACTCGAAAAAATACTGCGCCAGCTCCTTGGTAATGATCTCGCTCCCCGCCGGCAGCCGGTTGCGCTTCTCCTCGTGCCAGGCGTAGAAGTGAAACTTGTAGGCCATCTGATGCAGGGCCCGCCCTTCCTCCGCCCACTTGCGGGCCGACTCGCTCATCTCGAAGAACGGTCCCTCCGATCCTTCCGCCGTGCTCTCGATAAAGACGAACGATCCCGCATGGACCGTCTCCAGCGAGCCCGAGACGATCTCCTGCGCCCGGTTCGGGAAGCGGGCGCAGATCTTGCCGAACTCCGAGATATGCAAAAACTGGCAGGTCCCCGAGCGCAGCGAATACGCCACCTCGACGGACGATCCGTTGGGAAAGGAGAGCATGCGGCTGTTCGACTTGTCCGCCGGTCGCGCCGTCTTCAGTCCTTCCGGCAGCTTCTTGTAAGGGAAGAGCACCTTCCGGTCGAAAATCTTGCCCACGTCCGGCATCGTCTGGGCGATGATTCCCACCGTCTGGTTGTCACAGAACAGCGCCTGGTCAAGGCCCAGGATGTCGATGAACGTGGTGAATCCGTGCTGCCTGGATTTCAATATCAGGTTCAGGTACCACAGCTCCTCGTAGAAGCGCTCCTGAGCCGAGTTCATGCAGAACGGCACCGCCTTCCCCTCGTCCGTGACGATGGTGTAGAGATTGTTCAGGCGCCAGAGACGGTCGCCGAACTTCTCCCTCACTTCGATGCGGGTATATTCGCTCGCGGCCATCGTCATCAGAACTGCCCGCAGCCCTTCTCTTTCACGATGTCCCGGTGCTCGTGCCGGCCGGAAATTTCGTTGAGCAGATCCGCCAGTCCCGCAGCACCTTCCTTCGCCGCGTTCACGCCGTCCTTGTGCAGCCCCATGATCCGCGCCATCTCCACGGCGCTGTCATGCCGACGCGGTATTTTAAACAGCACCACCGGCGATCCGGCCTTGTCCCTCTGACACTCGAACTCCAGGATCGAAAGCGCCTCCGGATCGATCTCCCGGATCTCCCCGATCGACTTCGGGCGGTTTTTCGCCTCGTCCAGATAGGTCGTGCGGTCGACCTTCAGCACCCGGCCGTGATACTCGACCAGATCGTCCGCCTGCACCTGAAATCGCCGCCGCTGCTCCGCCTTGATTTGAGCGATACGCCCGATAACATCAGGATTTGTTAGGAGTTTTGACGCCTCCACTCGCGTTGTTGAATCCTTGACGGTCGGCTTCACAGCCTTGTAGGCCCGCGCCCCGTTGTCTCCGCGAAAGACGTACTCCCAGCAGAAACGCTCAAGCCACGGCTTCAGCACGATCACCTCGTAGCCCAGCTCCTCAGCCATCCCCGGCAGCACCTTCTGTCCCGGAACAATGTTTTCTTGCCCAATTTCACCCATGCTCTCGACCCTTGCGCAACATTCACCACAAAATCAAGAAAAAAATTCACTAGGATAGTGAACAAAGAAAGGGCCACTGAAATAGTGGCCCTTTCGGTTATACCGCCAACTGGCTGTAGAATCAGATGTTATATTTCTTCGCCGTCCGCATCGATCTGTACAAATTCGATACGATGCAGACACTGAACAAAAAATGTTTCACCACAATCACAATTTGGGCATTTCAGTACGCTGTAATCGCCGTCATCGGTATTGACTTTGCCAACCGTATACTCTCCATGCCACGTTTCGTCGTCGTCAAACTCATAGCTGCAATGGCTGCATGTTGGGCTTTTCGTTTTCATATCACCTCCAGAAATATAACCATCCAATTCAGCGAACGGAATGGGCTTGACTGCTCCTCGTTAAAATCTCGTTGATCCTCGCCCGGCCCGTCGCCGTGCGCTGATCGGGGCGTTATGTGTATCTATCGACGGCGGCGGGTTGCACTTGACGTGCTGCTCGATAGTCCGCCTATCCCCAACATAAAGCCAAAATCGTACCACCCGCCATTATTGTATATGGCATATATGGCAGTTGAATCGCTAAACAAAGACACGATCCACCCAAAAGGGGCAATCATTCCATGCCAAACCCCATACCAGAAACCAACAGGTTGTGCCTTTGATGCCTGAGTAAATGTCATGGTATCCGCACATCCGGTGAGAGATACACATAACAAAAAAATAAACGCGGACAGAATGACCATCTGTGCTACTCGATAATTTCCCATGTTCTCAATCTCCTCGTTGCTGCCGGTTATTTTGGCGTTAGGCGCTTCGATTACCACCAGTTTTGTCAATAACGATTGGGTCGTTGTGCTGCATGAGTAGCCTCCTGAAATGTTCTTGGTTGGTATATTCCGCGTCCGGGTCTATCCCGTTGCGGAGGAAAAACAGGTCTTCAAGTTGTATCCCGGCTGCTTCTTCGTGGGCTTCTCTGTTGGTCATATTCTCCTCCTTGGTAAAATCGCCTAACCATAAA